CGGTTAGGCTGACGGCCAAGGCTGAGATCAGTAAGACCAAGGAGGCGCTCAGCATATTGGTATAAGGTCTGCTCTTCCCCCTGCCACACGTTGGTGGAAGCGAACTTAGGGATCAGGATGTCTTGCTGCGGGTTGTCGACGTCGATGAATTCGCCCGGCTTGACGCGCTGGGTGATCGGCGGCAGGGTGGAGGACGCCTTCTTGAATCCCCATGGCATCGTCGCAATCGTTGCGAAGTCCACCTTCTGATTGTGGATGGCGTTGATTTCGTCCTGGATGCCTTTGATTACTTCCGCCAGGCTGAGTCCATAAAAGCGGAACGGAATCGGAAAATAGCGCCCAACACGGAACGGACGGCGACCGTGCCCATACACGTTATCAAGGTAATCCCAACCCAGAATGCGGCCCGGCAGATCTCGGCAAACCCAGGTGATGATCTCTTCATCGAGGCCGTCTCCATCGATGTCGTATCGACGGTAATCTTCGAGGATCTCATATTGGAGGCGCCGGATGTTGGACGGCCCCATCCCTTCGATGCCTTCCGACTGGTCGTTACCGCTCCGGTAGAGCTGGCCGTCCATGCCGGGCTGGTCGCCCTTGGGCTGCCCTTTACGCGTGTCGATCAACGTTTGGACGGCGTCGACGTCCAGCCGCCCTAACAAGACCAGGCGGCGCAAATGGTCCTCCATCCACCAATGGCGCTGCTGGCACCAGGGTAGCTCCATAATCTCGTGGCCGCCCTTGGCCGGCACGATGAAGTCGGTTGGGTCCAGCAGGCTCACCTTGGGGCCTTCGACCACGTCGTCCCGTTCAACGAGCACCTGCCACTCGTTCTCCAGGTTTTTCAGCTTGATGACGACTTCTAGATCTTCCCCTTCATAATGAGGCGTCGGGATGTAACCGCGCCAGCTGAGTTCGCCGGTCTTCTCCAGATCGCGCGGCTTGGTTGGGCCGAACAACGCTTCGACGATGTCGGGGATGGAGGTCGCCAGCGGGAACGAGCGGATGTACTTCCGATGCGTGCGGAACACTTTCCATTCCGTCTTGCCGATGACGACGCCGGGGATCAGGAAGAGGTGGGCGGATTGGCTGACTACCGGCGCAATCTGCATCTCCGACATGATTTGCCAATTGAGAACCGTCTCCACCTTATCCTTGCGATCCTCGTCGGCAGCCTTGGTCGGCACCACGATGAGCGGAGGATACTGGCCGAGCACGCCGTCTTCCAGGCGTGGCTTCAGCGTCTCGACGCTGGTCATCGTAATGGGCACGTTGAAATTGGAGCAGCCGGGCCACGGGAAATCCTTGTCGCCGACGCGGTTGTAGTAGGAGTCGTTCCACTCGGCCAGGCGATTCTCCCATTCTTGGCGGTCGTCGATGGCGTCGCGGAAGTCGCCCAGGATGGTGTTGGCGAGTTCGCGTTCCTCGTGTTCACCCAGTTTGGGCGTGAGTTCACGCTGGAAGGCGGCGTCCTCGCCAAAGTTGGGGGCTTCGACGGGGACGTCGTCGGAGGCGATGGTCGGTTCGTCGAACTCGGGGGCCACTTACTTAATGCTCCAGTCGTAGGCAGCGCCGGTGCCCAGACACGTTTCGCACACGAATGATAGGCGGTAACCCTTATACACATCTTCAAGACGGCAGGGTTCGCCGGTTGTATGAGCGATGAGTTGGCCGCAATGTCGGCACCGGTGATCGTGGGCCATTACTTTTTCTTGTAGCCGCCCTTCGGCTTGACAGAGAACTCACGCGCGACAGACTTGCTTGGGCACGTCCCGCTCATGTGGCTAGGCGAATGGGCGCAGCCCGCCATAAATCTCTGTTGCTTTCTAGACTTGGCTGGCATACTTAGCAAGACTCCCGATCCGCGCAGGATTGTCCTTCAGCAGACCAATCGAGATATTACATCCGTGGCAAAGGACACCGCGAATATCGTAGGGAAGACTGGTGGGTGTATGGGAATGGTCGACGTTCAACTTTCTGAATGCATCAGTCCCACCGCAGACGTCACAGGTTCCAAGGGAACGATCATAGAGATCGGACGCCACGCAACGAGGGACGTCGTACATATACTTAATACGATTGACTGCGCAACTACGTTTATGATTCGCACGCCATTCCCGATGCCACGCCGCAGGCTTCTTACTTTTGGCCGGCATCGCCCCAGCCCTCCAGGTCGTCGGGCGGCACCATGGAGTCGGCGGCTCCTGGCATGCTAATCATGTAATACCTGACGATCTGGAACCGCATGCCGATAGCGGCGCCGGCACCAAATGTCAGGGCGGACCACGGCGGCCCCCACACGCACAAGGCGGCGAAAACGACGACCTTCGCAATGAGCGTGATGTAAAAGTAACTCATCTATGCTTGAGGCAAATTAAGCAACGCACACGGACCGACCTGATCCGTCTCTCCCAACGGATGAAACGGACTGATCGTCATGGTGCCGTCGGGCGCGATCGTTCCGGTAGCAATCAGGTCCGGCGCCCCGTTGGGCTCATTCATCGAATAGGCATGACTCCAGCGAGCGACGACTACCTTGGTGATGTCTTCGTTCACAAAGAGGACATCGAAGTATGCCGTCGCCTCGATGCGAAAGCCCACGCCGCACGGCGTCGGAAACGCCGCCTGTGCCTGGTTCGGCACGCTGTGGAGATTGCTATACGCAGGCGCAGGCACGAGCGCCAAGATGAGCGCCAAGACAATCGTTGAGACGACGAGCCGCGTCTTCATTGTCTTTACTTCACACCGATCGCGGCGCCCAACGCCGCAATGTTCGCGATTGTCACCTGCGAATCGACGAACAAGGCCGCGCACCCAACGTTCACCTGTTGAGCGAGACCCTGCACTGATCCAGGGCCAGTCTTCACGAGGACACGGGCCGCCTCAAACAAGCTGATCGGACCAGCGGGCGCCGTCCCAGTCGCCTTCTGTTGAGCTTGTACCTGCTGGATGACCTGCACCAATACTGGATAGCAGGCGTGCCCAGCAAGGTCTCCACCCGCGACGGCGGTCGCATCGGCAGCCTGAAGGTCTGCAATGGTAAACGCTGCCAATCCAGCCAGTGGATTCGGGGCACTCTGGGCAGCCTTAACATTGGCAGTCAGCGCCATCGTGGAACAGCCGGTGAAGACGAGAAGAACAACGAGTGTAATCGAAATGACCTTCAACATACTTAGGCTCCTTGGGGCGGCTCGGGCGACTTGGACGCGAGCGGGGACTGGGTGTAGTAGGCAACGAGAGTGGTGACGGCAGCCAGCACGCCGGCATATGCCGGGTGAGCCATAATGAGGGCCTGGATCTGAGGATGATACGCCGACAGGGCGGCGCCAATTACAGTACAGAGCGGTACAAGATATTTCGCATAAAGTTTCAAGGCGTCTCCTTTCGACGGTGAATAAGATCACAGACAGCTCGATTAGGGTCGCCGCCCGCATCCGCCTGCCAGATGGCATCGACGGAGAGGTTCACGGCGGCGTCCGCCGTGCCGCGCGGCATCGCGGCGTAGTGGATCTGACAATAGGCCAACATCGCCCGCTCGTTGGTGGAGGGGCCTTGACAATCCGGGCACCACGTCTCCATGTCGAACGTCGGCGTATCCGGAAGGATGTCGTACATTATTTTGTTCTCGCACCACAGCGGCACACGACCATGCCAGGGTCCCAGACGTGAACGAGATGACCGGGATAATACAGGCTGGGCCAGCATGGGGCGCGATCGCTCAGGTCCATTTCGGTTTGTCGTTCCGGCGCTTGTTCTTGATGCCGTAGCCGGTGTAGTCGACGGAGCGCTCGACGGGCGGCGTGTAGCCGGGCCGCTTCAGGCCGAGTGACGTATACAAGCCCGTCACGAGGTATCGGAGGGCGGCGTGGGCGTCGGCCCAGGGATGGTTCGATTCGTCGGGCTCGTCGGCAACCTGGCCACCCCGCTTCTCCGGGTAGACATACTTACCAAGAAACCCTTGCATGAGCACGGGGCATCGGGCGGCATCAACGTACAGGCTGGGCGTGTTGTCTTGCCGGATTTGCAAGAGTTGATGGACCAACGCCCGTCCGTGCTTGCGACTCCATCCATATTCCCACTTGGGATAGACGCCCAGCTTGTTCAAGACCTCGACGTCGCGGGCCTCGGAGCGCTCGCTGGCGGTGGCATCCACCTGCTGGCCGGCAGGATCACAGAAGTCTTGAAAGCCCGCCGAATGTGTTGGGTACCAGGCGGCGCACCGCGCGACCACATCCTCGGCGAACTCTTTTGTGGTGGTTTCGTGGCCCACAATCTCGCGCAGCAGCAGCAACCGATCCTGTGGATCAATCTGGCTCACCAGGCACACCGGAGCATGCCAGCCAAAATCCCAGCTGCGATACAGGACCTTACGCTCACGATGCGCCGTCGGGATGGCGTGCTGGG